GAAATGGTTGAATGCTTCACTTGTGGTAAAATTAGCCATTTTAAAAGGGGAATGCAATGTGGACATTTTATGTCAAGAAAACATTATGCAACAAGATGGGATGCCACAAATTGCCAAGTTCAATGTTATGCTTGTAATGTAATGAGATACGGAGAACAGTATAAATTTGGTTTAAAACTTGAAGATTTATTTGGTAAAGGAATTGCTGAAGATTTATTGCAAAAATCAAGAACTACTGTAAAATATTCTAATGATGATTTAGAATCGTTAATAACTTACTATAACAACTTATTAAACGACTTAAACTAATTTTTATATTTGACTTGTTCTGTTCGATTTGTCTTTGTTAAAAGGGGGTTAATTAATTTTAACCTCTTTTTTTTTGTTTCTTATTAAATTTTTTGTTAATTTTAAATTTCACTTTAAAACATAAAAATGACAGAACAAAAAACAATTACTGCTAAAGAACATTTCGTTCTTGTAGATTATTATCAATCAAAGATTAGAGAATTAGAAGCTAAGTTAGAAGTTACTAATAATAATTTAATGCATTTATAATGGAAAACCTACACACAAAACTATTTAAGCTCCAAACAGAAATTGGATCTATAAGTAAAGATTCTAAAAATCCTTTTTTTAATTCAAAGTATTTTGATATTAATTCATTATTAAAACAATTAAATCCTATACTTAAAAAACACAATTTACTTTTACTACAACCAATAACAGGTAGTCAAGTTAGAAGTGTTATATACGACTTAGAAGGTGCATCAGTAGAATCATCAATTAAACTTCCTAAGAACTTAGATGCTCAAAAGTTAGGTAGTGCTATAACATACTTTAGAAGATACACCCTGCAATCTCTATTGGCTTTACAAGCTGGTGATGATGATGGTAATCTTGCAGCACAAAAAGATACATTAATTAAAAAAGAAGATATTGATAAATGTATATCTGCAATTGCTTCAGGTAAATACACACTTGAAGATATTAAATCAAAATGGAATGTTACTAAAAACATAGAAAATAAATTAATAAATAATAATTAAATATGGCTGGAATAATCAACGCATCAATAGATGTATCAAAATTACCTAAAGAAAAATTCTTCAAAGGTAAAAAAGGAGTTTATTATAATTTCACAATTACAGTAAATGACGAATCAAATCAATTTGGACAAAATGTAACAATCACAGATTCACAAACAAAAGAAGAACGTGAAGCTAAAAAACCTAAAAACTATTTAGGAAATGGTGAAGTTGTATGGACAAATAATATATTAAACAAAGTGGAAAAAAATGTAGCTGTTGCAGAAACAGCACCGAGTGAAGATTTACCATTTTAACTTTAAGGGGATTTAATTATCCCCTTTTTTTTTATATATTTATTTAAATGCAATTACGATTAGACGAACAACAAACAGAACAATATCTAATTATGCAATCTATTGAAGAAGATTGTGTAGTAGATCCAAAAGAAAAAATAGAATATCCACCAGTTGCTTTATCACTTGGTGAAAAACTCATTCAAACATCAAAAGGAGATATGCTGCTTCCAATACCTATTGGAACATATGGAAACTTTAGCTTTGTACAAGCACCACCTAAAACTTTTAAAAGCTTTTTTGTTTCTTTATTAGCTTCAGTTTATTTAGGAAAACAAAATAAGTTTGGTGGCAAAATAAAAGGACACAGAGATAATAAATCTGTAATTCACATAGATACTGAACAAGGAAAATGGCATTGTCAAAAATTATTTAAAAGGGTTTTGGATATGAACCCTATTGATTATTCAAAAAATTATTATACATTTGGATTAAGAACAATAGGATTCAAAGACAGAATCAACTTTATAGAATATTGTTTAGAACACAAAGCAACAAATCCAGGATTACTTATTATAGATGGCATAGCTGATTTAGTATCAGATGTTAATAATATTGAAGAAAGTAATTCTTGTGTACAGAAATTAATGGAATGGTCAGCTAATTATAATATTCATATAATTTGTGTGATACATTCAAACTTTGGAAACGATAAACCTACAGGACATTTAGGATCGTTTTTAGAAAAGAAAGCAGAAACACAAATACAGCTAGAAGCAAACACAGTCAACAAAGAATGGACAACCGTAAAATGTAGAAGAAGCAGAGGTTATTCATTTGAAACATTTAGTTTTCAGGTAAATAGTTTAGGATACCCAGTAATAGTGGGTGATCTATACGATCCTTTGAAAAGCTAAATATATGACTGTACTGGAAAAAATCTATTTAAAACACAAAATCTGGATTGACATTGTAAAATCATTTGGATGCAATGAAGAAACTGCTGAAGATCTCACACAAGAAATGTACATTAAGTTAAAACGTAAATTAGATGATGGTTTAGACATTGATTTTGGTGATGATGATTACAATTACTTTTATATATTTAAAGCTTTAAAATCTTTATTCTTAGATTTAAAACGAAAAGAATCTAAAGTTTCCGTTATATGTATAGATGATTGTGTTAATTTACAAACAGATTATAATGATATTAATTACATAAACACATACATAGACATACAAAACGAATTACAAACTATGTATTGGTACGATAGAAAAGTATTTGAAATATTAGATGCTGGTGAAAGTGTTGCAGCATTATCAAGAAAAACTGGTATTCCTTATCATTCACTTTATAATACTTATCGTAAAGTAATTGAAAAACTAAAACATTTAATATGAAATTATGTAACAGATGTTTTGTTGTTAAATCTTTAAATGAATATTCTGAAAATTATGCTTTTTGTAAAGAGTGTAAAAGAGAAGATTGGCATAATAATAAACATAGGCAGGTAAAACAAAATCAAATAAGAAAACAAAGATACCATAATGATCCAGTATATAGAGAAATAAGCATTTTAAGAAGGCATATGAACGACACCTGGCATTATAGTTATTGGAAAAACAATAGAATAATGAAATTACTAAAAGTTTCAAATAAAGATTTCTTTGTAAATTATATTGTTAGTTTATTTCAAGAAGGAATGTCATTAGATAATTATGGTTCAAAGGCAGATAATTGGCAATTTGACCATATAATACCATTAAATGCTGCAGAAACAATTGAAGATGTACATAATTTATTTTACTATAAAAACATTCAACCTTTATGGAGACATCAAAATAATTTTAAAAGAGATAAAATATTAATAATATGAAACTTGGAGATTTAATTTATTATATTACAAAATATACAGGCATCAGATATATATGGAAAAAAATATATCCTGATTGTAAATGTGATCAAAGACGAAAAAAATACAACGAAATAAAAATTAACAGATGGCAATAAGATTTGACAGATATGACCGTAAAGATTGGGAAACATTTCGAGCATCAAAAAAAACATCCCTTAGTGGTGAAGAATTTGAAATGGTATGTGAGCTCCACAGCAAGTACTACAAGCATAAGTTTCACAAACCTTGCACTTGTTCACCAAAAATAACAAACAAATGGATTAAAGAACTTAATATTATTTGGGATAATGGCTTTGATTAATATTCATAAGCTAGAACAAACAATAGTTAATTTCTTAAACTTTGATGGATGGGATATTAAATGGACAGGTGAAGGATTTGCACACTATGATGCAAGTGGTTTTACAAGAAAAGGAATCCCTTGTGTTATTGAAATGAAATTTAGAAATAAATATTATGAAGATAAAATGCTGGAGAAATATAAATATGATGAATTAATGAAAATGGATAAAGACATTGTAAAGCTTTACTTTGTTAATGATCCTAAAGGCAATTTTTTATACTGGCTTAATACTTTAGAGCTGCCAGAACCAAAAGAAATGTATTGTCCTGATACTACACTATGGACAAAGAAAAGATTACTTAAACCTGTATATCTTTTAAAAGAAAACCAAGCCACTAAAATAAATCTGAATTAGCTTATTAAGTATTTTGTTTATAATTCATTTTTGTTTACTTTTATAAAATGGTATTACTAATAGACGCAGATAGTTTAATATTTGCTAGTTGTTACAGAACAAAAGAAAATCCTGATGACAATCCTTACTATGAAGATTTAGAAGATGCTAAGATTAAATTTGATCATCAGCTAATGAAGATTGTAAGTGACTTAGAAGAACAATTTGAAATTGATAAGATAATTACTTTCAATGGATCTAAGGGAAACTTTAGAAAACTAATCACACCAGTATATAAAGCCAATAGAAAAAAACAAGAATTACCACCACTACTTCATCCAATGCATAAATATGTAAAAGAACAATATGAAAGTGTATATGGTTTTGGAATAGAAACAGATGATTTGGTTGCAAGATATTGGTACACACTTAGTCAAGATATTGGAAGAGATAATGTAATGATAGTTTCTATTGATAAAGATTACAAACAGTTCCCTTGTTTAATTTACAACTACCATTATAAACACAAAACAATAATTGACATCTCAGAACAAGAAGCTTTATATAACTTCTATGAACAAATGATAGTAGGAGATACAGCAGACAATGTAAACTACTTTAAAGGTAAGGGTAAGAAGTTTGCTCAAAACTATTATCAGGATTGCAACACACAATACCAATACACAAAAAAACTATACGAACTATTTAAAGAAAAATACAAAAGCAAAGCAAGACAGAAATACACAGAATGTTATAACCTTTTAAAACTAAGAACACAATGAATGATCAATGGCACAAACAAGTAGAAAAAGAAATTTATGATGATAATATTAAATTTAAAAAAGATATTACTAAGAGTTTAGATTGTATGTTAGATTTTGGAAATTATATGAATCGAAGGAATATAAGTATTTCAAGCAGAAGAAAAAAAGATAAATGGGAGATAGGATATAATAAAGAAATATCAACTATAACTAATAAAATATTTAAGATAATAGATTTACAAGAAAATGTATTAACTTATATTACATCAGAATGTAACCAAAAAAAATTAATGAAAAACAGTTATTAAAGTTTCTGTAAAAAAAATAAATATGAAAAATTTAACACCAATAGAAATTGCAGATAAATTAATTGAATTATCTGGAGTAAATGTATTTGAACAATCAAGAGTAAGAGATGTAATAGAAATGAGAGGTTTATTATGTTATCTACTTAGGGAAAAAAGATTAATGAGATGGACAGCTATAAGTGACTTCTTTAAATCACAAGGCAAACCAATGAATCACGCAACAGTTATTCACGCAATTAAAAGCTATCCACTTTATTATAAGACAAACAAAAGTATTAGAGAATTTGAAAAGATGTTTACATTTAGTAAAGATTTATCAATTGATGAAGTAAACAAAATACAATACTTAGAAAACAAATGTAATAGATGTGAAGATAAATTAAAAGAATTAACTATTGATACATCACTTTATAACACAATAAAAAATATACCAATAGAAAAAGAATCTTATATAAAAGAAAAAATTGATTTACTACTAAAAGAATATGAATGGAAATCTAAACTAAAAGATTCATCAACTGCTTCTTACATAGGCGTATGAAAAAAGGACAGGTTTTTACATTAGATAAATATGAACAGCAAATAGTAGAGCTTTCAGCAACACAAAGACACACCAATAAAGTTAACACAGGATGGAATGGATTTAAAAGAGTAAACGAAACTGCAAATATTGATTTAGATATTGTAGGGTTTGGAGCTGAGTTCATATTTTGTAGAGAATATAATTTATATCCTGACTTTAAAATACACAACACATCCAAAACATTAAAGACAGATAATTACGATGCAATACTAAAAGGAAAAACAATAGATGTTAAAGTAAATAGAAATGAACACCATCCATTAATGATTCCTAAGTATGCAAATACAGATTGTGAATTGTTCTTTTTATTTTCTTGTAAGTATCCAAAATATAGATTTGATGGGTATGCAACTAATCAGATGATCTTTAAAAAAGAAAACTTAAGACAAACAAGAGTAATGTCATATGTTATTGAGAAAATAAATTTACTTGATAATTATATAATATGATATACAATCAAGATTGTTTAGAAGCTATGAAAGATATGAAAGACAATCAGTTTGACTTAGCCATTGTTGATCCTCCTTATGGAATAGGATTTGATGGTGGTCATAAGCCAACACAGGGAAAAAGTGAAAAAAGCAATACTTTTAACAAAGAAAAAATACTTTATAAAAAAGGGGGGTGGGATATTAACCGACCATCAAAAATTTATTTTAAAGAATTACAAAGAATATCTAAGAATCAAATTATATGGGGTGGTAATTATTTTGCCGATTTATTACCTGCTAAAAAGGGATGGGTTTATTGGGATAAAAAAATAATGAGTGCAAATAATACAAATTATTCTGATGGCGAATTGGCTTGGACATCTTTTGATTGTGTATTAAGAAAATTTACTTATGATTGGATAGGTTTTGGTTATTTAAATAATCCACAAAAGGAAAAAAAAATACATCCAACACAAAAACCAGTTTCACTTTATGAATGGCTTTTAATGAATTACGCTAAAGAAGGAGATACAATACTTGATACACATTTGGGTAGTGGTTCAATAGCCATAGCTTGTCATAATTTAGGTTATGATTTAACTGGTTATGAATTAGATAAAGAATATTTTGAAGCTGCTACAAAAAGAATAGAACAACATAAGGCACAAATACGTTTATTTTAAAATGAATTAAAAATTACGTTATATAGATAAGTTTAATTAATTAATATATTATTAATTGTGGATAAAAGAAAAAACAATGGTGGTCATTCTACAAAAGGTTATGCAGGTCGACCAAGAAAAGCAGATGAAGAAAAGCTAATAGAAAAGCTTGATACTTTAATTGATAATGAAAAGGTAATAAGTAAGCTAGGTGAAATGGTTCTAAAAGGAGACAGTAGAGCTATGAACTTATACTTTGGTTATAGATATGGTAAACCTAAAGAATCAGTTGATATATCATCTGTAGAAGGGTTTAACGTAAACTTTAAAGATCTAATTAATTTTAAGTGATTGACTTCGATAAGAAGATAAACATAAATAAAAAGTACACACCATTTGGAACTTCAGATGCAAGATACTTTATAATTACTGGTGGTCGTGGATCTGGTAAATCCTTTTCAATAAACTTACTGTTAGTTCTATTAACTTATGAAGCTGGACACACAATACTATTTACCAGGTATACTCTAGCATCTGCATACGTTTCTATTATTCCTGAATTTATAGAGAAGCTAGAAATGTTAGACATCTTTAATGATTTCTATATAACAAAAGATGAAATAAGAAATAAGCTCTCAGGATCAAAGATAATATTCAAAGGTATTAAGACATCGTCAGGAGATCAAACAGCAAACCTTAAATCATTGCAGGGTGTTACAACGTTTATCTTAGATGAAGCTGAAGAACTTACAAGTGAAGATACATTTGATAAAATAGATTTATCAGTTAGACAGCTTAACCAACAGAACAGGGTAATTCTTATATTAAACCCAGTAACAAAAGACAACTGGATCTACTCAAGGTTTTTCCAGGATAAAGGAGTACAAGAAGGATCAAACACAACAGAAGATAATGTAACCTATATACACACAACATACTTAGACAACTTAGAAAACCTATCTAAAAGCTATTTAAACCAAATAGAAAACATTAAGCTAAGGCGACCAGAAAAATACAAACATCAAATGCTTGGTGGCTGGTTAGATAAAGCTGAAGGTGTTATATTTAGTAACTGGGAGATAGGAGAATTTAAAAAAGTAGGTGTAAGTGTTTATGGTCAAGATTATGGATTTGCAGCAGACAGTTCAACACTTGTAGAAACAAACATTGATTCAAATAATAAGATCATCTATTTAAAAGAATGCTTTTATCTTAAAGGATTAACTACATCACAAATAGCTGAGCTTAATCTTAAACACGCAAAAACAAATCTAATCATTGGAGATAGTGCTGAACCAAGATTGATAGCAGAAGTTAAAGCTAAAGGATGTAATCTTAAAAAAGCAATTAAAGGACAAGGTTCAATAACCTATGGTATCTCACTATTACAAGATTATGATTTAATCATTGATCCAAACAGTATTAATCTAATCAAAGAACTAAACAACTATTCCTGGTTAGAAAAGAAATCTAAAACACCACAAGATAAATGGAATCATTTAATTGATGCAATACGTTATGCTGTGTCTTACCAGCTCCAGAATCCTAATCGTGGAAAATATTATATTAGCTAAATGAAAACAGTTAATTCTTTAAGTGGGGGTAAAACTTCAAGTTACATTGCAGCTTATTATCCTGCTGATTATAATGTATTTTCTTTAGTTAGAACAGATGATAAAAAATGTTTGTTTCCAGATGCTAAAATTAGGCAAGAAGTATCTGATAAATTAAGAACTGAATTTATTGGTACACTTGAAGAAGATGCTATCATCTATACTATGTTAGATTTAGAACAATACATAGGTCAAAAGATTGATTGGGTTACTGGTAAAACATTTGATGAAATAATTGTAAGAAAAAATAAAAAATATTTACCTAATGTTACTCAAAGATTTTGTACTACTGAAATGAAATTAAAACCAATATTTAATTGGTGGCAAAATAAATTTAATGAACCTATAAAAATGAATATAGGTTATAGGGCAAACGAAGGGAGTAGAGCAAAAACAATGTTGTCAAAAACAACTAAAAATGGTTTTAGTACATTTAAAACTATTGTAGGTAAAAGAAAAACACAGAATAAATGGGCAGATATTGAATGGCAAAAACCTATGTTTCCATTAATAGATGATAATATTTATAAAGATAAAATAGAAAAATATTGGAAGAATAAACCAGTAAAATTTGCTTATATGAATAATTGTGTTGGCTGTTTCCATAGAACTCCAGTTTTATTAAAACATCTATCAGACAAACAACCTAAAAAATATCAATGGTTTATAGATGCAGAAAAAGATACAAGAACTTTTAAAAATGGAATGACATATAAACAAATTA